TGGCGAAGTCCAGCACACTGGCGTTGTACCGTTTCTCAAAAAGTTTGAAGCAACTGTCCGTTGCTGCACGCAAAATGGTATACGAGGAGGAAGTGCGACGGTCCACTTCCCAATCTGGCACCAGGAAATAGAGGATATTTTGGTTCTTAAAAACAACAAGGGTACGGAAGATAATCGTGTCCGTAAACTTGACTATTCAATTCAAATTAGTAAGTTGTTTTATGAGAGATTTATTCAAGACGGTGAGATTACGCTTTTCTCTCCGCATGATGTCCCTGGACTTTATGATGCTTTCGGACTCCCTGAGTTTGATGATCTCTATGTTCAATATGAAAACAATCCGTCCATTTCGAAAAAGACTATTAAAGCGCAAGAGCTCATTCTCAACCTCCTTAAGGAACGTGCGGAGACGGGTCGCGTCTACATTATGAACATTGACCATTGCAATTCTCATTCTTCGTTTAAAGATAAAGTTGAGATGAGCAATTTGTGTCAAGAAATTACTCTGCCAACTTATCCTCTTCAACATATTGATGATGAAAATGGCGAGATTGCATTGTGCATTTTGTCGGCAATTAATGTGGGTAAGGTAAAGTCGGATGAAGAACTAGAAGAACTATGTGAACTCTCTGTGCGTGGTCTTGAGGAACTGATTGACTATCAGAAATACCCCGTAGCGGCAGCAGAAATCGCCACTAAGGCACGTCGTTCACTTGGTATAGGGTTTATTGGTCTTGCTCACTATTTGGCAAAACTTGGTTACAAGTATGACAGTCAGCAAGCATGGGATGCTGTGCATGGTCTTTCTGAATCCTTCCAGTATTATCTGCTGAAAGCATCCAATCAACTGGCAAAGGAAAAGGGCCACTGTGAATATTTTGGTCGCACAAAGTATGCTGATGGCATTCTTCCAATCGATACATACAAAAAAGACGTAGATGAAATTTCTTCCGTACCGTTAGAACATGATTGGGAAAGTCTTAGAACATCTATCTTGGAATGTGGACTACGGCACTCAACATTGTCCGCACAAATGCCATCGGAGAGTAGTTCCGTTGTGTCAAATGCAACCAACGGAATTGAACCGCCCCGTGACTTCTTGTCCATTAAGAAGTCTAAGAAAGGGCCGCTCAAGCAAGTCGTTCCTCAATATGCAAGTCTTAAGAACAATTACACGCTTCTTTGGGATATGCTTGACAATCGTGGTTATATTCACATTGTTGCTGTTATGCAAAAGTTCTTTGATCAAGCGATTTCTGGAAACTGGTCGTATAATCCAGAGAATTATCCCGATAATGAAGTTCCTGTGTCGGTGATGGCAAATGACTTCTTGACTACATACAAATATGGATGGAAAACATCGTACTACCAAAACACTCATGATATGAAGAGTGATGAAGTTATAGAGGAGAAGAAAGTTGTACTAGATGATTTACTAAAGGAATTAAGTTCAGTAGAGGAGGGGGAGTGTGAATCCTGTTCAATTTAAAGTTTCGCCAGTTTTTAATGAGACAACGAAGGTCAAGGGAATGACCGTTTTTAACACTGAACAAGTTGATACTAAAAAACAACCAATGTTCTTTGGAGCTCCTCTTGGAGTTCAGAGATATGATTCTTACAAGTATCCAGTATTTGATAAACTAACAACTCAACAACTTGGATATTTTTGGAGACCTGAAGAAGTATCTCTTCAAAAAGATAGGGGAGATTATCACACTCTTCGTCCAGAACAAAAACACATCTATACGTCTAATCTGAAGTATCAGATTATGCTTGACTCTGTTCAGGGTCGTGGGCCTGGAATGGCATTCATTCCTTATTGCTCACTTCCCGAACTAGAGGCATGTATGGAAGTATGGGGATTTATGGAGATGATTCATAGTCGCTCATACACCTATATTATCAAGAATGTTTATTCTGACCCTGGTGAGGTCTTTGATACTATCATCTCCGATGAGAGGATTCTAGAGCGTTCTAGAACGGTTACAGAGGCATATGATGACTTCATTCAGTCTGCTCAGGAGTATGGGTCTGGTCGTCAGTGGCAACATCAATCAGAGGGTGTTCCATCTGCACAACAAACTCTCAACGATGTAAAGCGCAAACTTTATCGTGCGATTGCAAATGTGAATATTCTTGAGGGTATTCGCTTCTACGTTTCTTTCGCTTGCAGTTTTGCATTTGGTGAACTCAAACTCATGGAAGGGAGTGCAAAAATCATCTCACTGATTGCTCGTGATGAGAATCAACATCTTGCTATCACTCAAAATATTCTGAACAAATGGCGTGATGGTGATGACCCAGAGATGAAGCAGATTATGAAAGAGGAGGAAGAGTGGACTTACAAGATGTTTGACCGTGCTGTAAATGAAGAAAAGAGATGGGCTGATTATCTGTTTAAGAATGGTTCAATGATTGGTCTGAATGACAAACTGTTACAGCAGTATGTTGAATGGATTGCAAACCGTAGACTAAAGGCAATTGGTCTTAAACCTCAATATGATATTTCAGCAAACAACAATCCACTTCCATGGACACAACATTGGATTTCTTCTAAGGGACTTCAAGTGGCCCCACAAGAAACAGAAGTTGAAAGTTATGTAGTTGGCGGAATCAAACAAGATGTTACCAAAAATACTTTCTCAGGATTCAAATTATGATGAATGGTGTGAGCAAGAGATTCTGAATGCTTATCAAAAAGCAGCAGAATGCGATGAGTATTTGTTTGGAGACTATGACTATTGTAGTGAATGGTTAGGTAATCATGTCTACATAGAGGAGCAATGAACTCCTCTTTTTTATGTCCAAAAATCAACTCACGAAAGAAGAACTTAAGGTTCGTGTTTTAAAACTCAAGCATCAACTTTATGTAGAACACATTAGACCAGAAATGGATATGAAGGGACTTGCTCATAAATATCTGAACGAAGTTCTTGATATAATTGATGAGTATAGATATTGACTATGATAATCCGTGGATTTATAATGGAAATCCTTTTACAAGTGAAGACATTGGAGACCATTATGGATTTGTTTATTTAATAGAAAATAAACTGAATGGTCGTAAGTATATTGGACGAAAGTATCTTTGGCAGTTCAGAACTCCAAAAGGTAAAAAAAGAAAAGTAAAGTCGGAATCTAATTGGAAGGGATATTATGGGTCTTGTCCGGAACTTAAAGAAGACATTGACAAATTTGGCAGAGAAAATTTTAGTCGAACTATCTTATCATTACATAAAACAAAGGGCAAAACAAACTACGAAGAGACGCGACAACTCTTTGTCCACAATGTCCTCATCGAATCTCTTGACAACGGAGAACCAGCATTCTACAATTCGAATGTCCTCTCCAGATATTTCAGAAAAGATTATTATGAATGCAACGACTGAAGATATTGTTGCTCACGTTAGGTCCTGGTCTCTTGACCGTGTTTCTGATATGAGTGTAGATAAGGAGGATGCCCGTGCCATTCTTGCTGAGTTTTATGAATGGATTGATCCTGAAGGTGATGAATTGGAAATTATGTCTCTAGATTCTGAAAGGGGTTGACGACTGCCTCTAAGGACTAGTATAATACTCTCATAGGCAAAGGGGGTCCAAACCTCTTGTAAGTCCTGCCCCTCCTATGCCTCTCAACGATGCACAAACCAGGAGGTCTCTTATGGGCATATAGTGAAGTGGACTATCACACGGCTCTTCTAAAGCCTTATCCTTGGTTCGAATCCAAGTATGCCTGTTAAATAGTTTAAGGGAGATACATGCAGAACTTAGACTTGACATAATCTTAAAACTGGCGTAATATATAAACTGATAGAGGGTAAGTCACTGTTATATCCTTATGAGGTATATCACACTTACTCCATCTTGCCTAAGTGGTGGAATGGTAGACACAGCGGACTTAGAATCCGCCGCCTTAAAAAGCATGGAAGTTCAAATCTTCTCTTGGGCACTTGACAATCAAACTTAAATAGTTTATGATTGTCATATAAGCGGAGTTAGTTCAGTGGTAGAACGCTATCCTTCCAAGTTAGATGTCGTCGGTTCGAATCCGATACTCCGCTCTTGGTAGTCGTTATGCACATAGCATAGAAAGACGCCAAACTAGAGAAGCATGACGCTCACGGCGATTCTTCGCCAGAGACTTACTTCTCTTCGTGCCGTTGGTAGTCTAGTGGTCAGGACAGGCAGACAATGTACTTGGAGTTCGGGTTCGATTCCCGATCAACGGCACATATAAAAGACCTTGAGAGGAATCTCTAAACTGTAGGTTGGTTCACCTACACTTATTCCCCTGTGGCGCAGCGGTAGCGCGAGAAACTGTTAATTTCCAGGTCACAAGTTCGAATCTTGTCGGGGGAGTTGGAAGTGATCCTGCGATAACCTCAAGAGCTCTCCTTCCAACTAAAACCTAGAATATTTCTAGGTCAGGGGGATGGCCTCCCCTGTTTCGGGCGATTAACTCAGCGGTAGAGTGCCTCCTTTACACGGAGTAGGTCGG